TAGAGACGGAAGATCTTGGCGCTGGAGTTGATTGCGTTTTTAGATTTTTCGATCAAGACCGAAAGCTAGTGTTTGTGAAAAACAAACCGCTGAACTATGACAGTCACCCTGGAACCTGCCACCAAAAAGATTTAAAGCAGATCTTGCTTGGCTGGCACACATTTCCCATGAACTCTAGAACCCTTTGGTTAGTCGAAGGCGAAATGGATTATATCGCCGCGACAGAGTTGGGCTTCCCTGCACTCAGTCTTCCGATGGGAAGCAACGGCATGAATTGGATAGACACGGAATGGGAAAATCTTGAGCTGTTCACTGAGATCGTGATAGCGACCGACCAAGATGACGCAGGTCACAAATGTGCAGACACCATCGCCAAGCGACTAGGTGACAGATGTTTGAGAGTTAATTTTCCAGCTAAGGATATCAACGACCTGCTAATTGATCACGGCATGGACGTCGCCAAAAGTATCTTAAAAGATTCCTACGAAAACGCTAAGTGGACCGACCCATCGTCACTCCAGAATGTTGCGAACTTTGCAGATGAAGTCGATGCGTTCTTTGATGCTGCGGAAGGTGAGCTTACTGGATTCGCCAGCGGGTGGGACAAGATCGATGAAGAGGATATTCGTTTCAGGTCTGGAGAGCTGTGGGGCGTGAGCGGGATCAACGGATCCGGTAAATCTATGTGGCTAAACCAGCTCTCTCTCAATGCAATCAGCCAAGGCAAGAAAGTATTAATCGCCAGTATGGAAATGACTCCCCGCTACACGCTTGGTCGAATGATGCGTCAAGCAACAGCTCAACGGATCCCGCACAAAGACCATAGAGGTAAGACCCTCGATTGGCTGTCACCAAATCTCTGGCTGTTCGTTGATACTCTCACCCCGAAACCTGATGACCTGCTAAAAGTATTCGAATATGCATACAGGCGATACGGCATTGACGTTTTCATTATCGACAGTATGACCAACCTGGTTCGACACGATGATTATCAAGGTCAGCAAGTCCTGATGGAGAAGCTGGTGAATTTCAAACTGGCATTCAAGACCACGCTCTTTCTAGTTACTCACGCCCGTAAAGGTGAAAGCGAAGCAAAGGCGCCAGGTAAATTCGATGTGAAAGGTTCTGGTGCCATTACTGATTTAGCTGACGGCTTCATGTCTGTCTGGAAAAACAAAGCCAAGGCAGAACACCTGAACATCTGTAAGCAGACCGGCGCCATCCCTGATGAAGACATCGTCAAAAAGTCTGACGTCATTGTCGAGGTTCTCAAAAATCGGCATGGCATGTTCGAGGGTCGTTGTGGTTTCTATTTCGATGAACCCAGTTGCCAGTACCTAGAACGCCAGAGCAGCACCGCAAAAGCTTACGTTAAATCTAAAGCCTCCCCAATTTTCTAAGGAAAGATGATGATCGAAGAAGAAAAATTTGCACAACAAATCAGGGACGCTGGTCAGGAATGGGCAGAAGCAGAGAGAGAAGTCGCTAGAGCTGAAGCGGGAGAAAAAAGAACGAACGCTACGCTCATGCTCACGGCGCAAATCGAATTCGGATGCAAGACCACATCCGCGCAAAGCACATGGGCTGACCAACAAGATGAGATGGAACAGTCTCGAATCGACAAGGGCGTTGCCAAGGGATTACTGGCAGCAGCGAAATCAAATTATCTAGCAGCAGAGGTGTCATTCAAAACATGGCAAACGATACAGGCAAGCACAAGAATGGAAAAGAGGGTCTACGGCTCGTAAAAAAACGACCGTCAAAAAAATCAAAGGTCAGAATAAATATAGAAATAATAGGAGACACGTTTCTCCTTCAGCGCCAACTGAACAAGCTCGACATCGCAGGCGTCAAACAAGAAGTCATCAGCGAGTTACGCGAGATCGGGGATCTAGAAGTTTGCCGGTTTGATGTGGAGCTAGATTGAAAAGTCACACGCCCACCAAAGATGAACGCGAGTGGATGGATCAGATAACGGAGCTGGGCTGTTGCATCTGCTTAAAGGAGTACCAGGTATTTACTCCAGCGGAGGTCCACCACATCAGTGGGAAAAGCAGAATAGGGAGTCACTTCCATACCATACCGCTTTGCTACAGGCACCATCGTGAGGGAGCAAACACAGACACTTACGTTAGCCGTCACCCGTTTAAAGCAGCGTTCGTTCGGCGCCACGGCTCAGAAGAAGATCTATTCCTTTATACGCAGGAGCAAATCAATGACAGATATGGTCAATAGCCCTCCGCATTATCGCGACGATGAAATCGAATGCATTGACGCAATGGTTCAGGTGTTCGGACAAGAAGCCGTGCAAATGTACGCAAGAATAAATTCTTTTAAATACCAATGGAGGCAGTACAAAAAACACGATGACCCATCCGAAGATATTAATAAGGCGGTTTGGTATCTGCGATACAGCCAAGGAGATGACCCACGAAATGACAAATAGCAGAACGAAAGGACACACATTCGAGCGTGAGATCGCGAGGCATCTTCAGAACGAGTTGGGGGAAATCATCGACGCTGACATCAAGAGGATTCTTGACCAGAGTCGTGAGGCAGAGCTGGCAGACATAGAAGTCGGCGACTTCGTTGTTGAGTGCAAACGATACGCTTATCAAGCGTCACCTTCAGAAGCGTGGTGGGAACAGGTCTGGACTGCGGCAACGAAATCAGGGAAGCACCCGCTACTGGTCTACAAGTTTGACAGGCAACCGATACGTTGCGTGGTGCCGTTCTACCTGCTCAACAAGGACTATCCAATGCAACCAGGTTATCGAATGGAGATGACGTTCGCCAATATGACAATGATCATGCGGGAGTATATCAATGGCTCAGATCCATTCGTTTTCACACCTGCATAAAATTTGCGAATCGGCGGCGAAAAAAACTAACTACCCCCTGGTCCTTAAAGAATTGAGAAGGCAAGTGCCACGGGATTGGATGCCTATCGCAGAGAGTACCGTACTGTTTTTCTTGCCACGAGCCATCCTAGACCTACCAACGAAACAAGCACGACGGGCTGCTCTGGACAGCATCCCAAACAACACGCCGGTCACTAACGTCAGGCAGTTCATTGAGGACGGCATCACATCACTATGGGAGAAAGACCGTGAGTTGGACAAAGGATCTAGCAAAGGGCGACAAGGTTGAAGAGGAATGGTTGGAGAAACTTCACGGGGTCTTTAAGCAAGCCTTCAAGACCTTCGGACCCGACAGTCGATTCGATTTATCGGTCCCAGAGCTGGACACCAAGATCGAAATCAAACTTGACGCTAGGTCGAAGGACACCGGCAACATCGTCATCGAGTATCACCATAACAAACCTTCTGGAATCCTTACCAGCGAGGCTGGGGTATGGCTTTTCACTACCGGCGATGAGGACATTTGGATCACGAAAAAGAACATTCAAAAAATGATCCTAGTCGAGGAGCTGTCGCCGGTAATGATTCAGGGACCAGATGATCGTCACAAGAAAGCGGTGTTCCTGGTTCCGATTGAAATCGTGAGACGTTATTCGAGTTCGGCACCATGATCGGGTTCGGATATGACTACCCTGCCGGTGCGGAGGATGACCCTGCGGCACCATACAACGAAAAAGAATGCGCTAACTGCGATGAGTTGGTGGACGGTGACCAGCGGTATTGCGCTGCATGCGATGAGGAGATGGGATGAAATTACCAGATAAAAAGAAGCTGGATCCACAACAGAACTATCGAAGCTGGACGGTTAGATACCGGCATGACGGTGTTCGACCTCCCAGAAAAAACCTGAAAGGGAAGAGCGAAGAATCTAAGCTGATAGCAGAAAAAACTAGGGTATTTTTAGAAAACGGAGGGGAGATCGAGGTTATCGAAACCCTGATCTCCCGCGATTGATTAGTCAAGGGGACACAATTAGCCACTTTTTTGGCTAATATTATCCTCCTCCAGGTAGCTATTTATCTCATCAACAACGGCGCTTTGGTTGCCAGTGTGACTTAGGCTAGGGATAAAGTTGTCCCCTACGAGCGAATAAAGATGGACTGAACCAAAGCCCAGCAACCCTGCGTTACCAATCCGAGAAATGAGCGAATCGCCGCAACTTTTAAAAGAATGGTAGCCGATAAAATAATCGCCGTTGTCGCCTTGCAAGTTTATGTGTTTCGTTGGCTCCCCGTTGCTATCGAAGACGCGCAGCCAAAGAGATTCTTTTGTGCTTTCATCCCACGCATCACGCGGATTTTCATGTCCTTTTTCCCAAACCCATGATGATGCTGTCTTTGTTGGAGTTATTCTACTTGTCATTACGCTTGCTCCTTATTGCTAAGGGATGGAAGTATTAACCCTTGACCGTTGCCAGACAGCTCTGCACCTAGATACATAGCATGTAAAATCCCACGTTTTGAAGTATCTGTTTGAGCTACGTTGACTTCTGTTTCAGCATCATCTTCATGCTGATAGTTATAGTCATCTTCCTTAATAAGTTTTTTGCACATCTTAATAACTTCGTTCTTGTTGCTGTCGATTACGCATTGTTGCTCACCTGACGATGAGATCATTTCTTTGTAATAGAATTTCATGACGCTTGCTCCACAACATCAAATTGATAAAGCGGAAAGCCGTCGAGGCTGCTTTTAAGCCGATCAATTGTCATCAGCGCATCATCTTTGCTGTTAAACGTGATCAATTGATTATTCGAGTATTTGTATTCCCAAAGATAGTCAGCCTTTTCGGCTAGGTTTTTACGCATAGCTTTGATTGTGTATTTCATTCCGTTCTCTCCTTGATTAGAATTCCTGAATTTTTTAATATCTCTGGACCGCATTCATGGTTGACCACTTCAGCGACCAGCCTTAACAGCCTCATTGTTGGCTCTGGTACAGGCACCGGATCCGCTCGAAACCAGTGATTGACACCGCCTTCACTAACGCCTACCGCTTGAGAAATGTCGGCATTGGTCCAACCCAGGGCGTTTTTGATTTCTCGCAGTTCACTGCTCATTCTTTTTCCTCTCGCGGCAAACTCTTTGCTGCTCAGATTGACACATTTTGCAGTTATATTGGAAGCCGTCTCGCGTCGTTCGGTTCCTGTTGAACCTGCTCACTGGCAATTCGGCGCGACAGTTGGGGCAAATCTTATCGGTAACCTGTTCCGAAAAGTCCCTCCTAATTCGCCTGAGTTCAAAATCAGTGATGTTCTCCAGCGTATCGATCAGCCAGGACAGCTTCGGGAGCAGATCCTGGTTGTAGTCTGGCGCGTTGGAAACTCGTTCACCCAAATCGCTGACAAAATCAATGCACTGCGCCTTGTTCATTTTTCCAATACTCATTTTTGTTCCCATTTTATTAAAATAAACAGGGGGGAAACCCCCACAACTTACACCATTGACAGCTAGAATCTAGAATCAGGCTAAAACCTCACGCATTTCCCTCATCGCTTCGTTGTGAGTCTGAGGGTCTACATCCAGATGCATATCTGCAACCCATTCAGCCATCCCATTAGTGAGGCATTGTTGAACGTCGCGCCTGACATCTTGATAGTCGATACCATATTCGAGCGCCCAAGCATCCTGATTTATGTCTACGGTGAAGGTAACTTTTACTTTCATGACTCACCCTCCCTACTGATATTTTTTATAAGGATTGAACCCTTGCTAAAAACGCAGAGCAGTTTGTCTCCGACCTCGAACCCTTCAATAGCCTTCGCGCTGATATCTATGATGCTGTTCTTACCGTCTTTCCCTGCGACCTTCAGTGGACCATCAGCGTCCAAGGTGAGGCGAATGGTTGACAGCTCCGGCACTATGTTGCGGGTGTACTTAACTCCCCGCACGAACCCATTGTCTGCCATCTGTTCACCGGACTTGATATCTTCGACCCAGATGCGAACGCCTCGCGATGTCTCTTTGACCTGTAAATATTTGCTAGCCATTACGCGCTCCTGCTTAAAAACAGTTCTTCAGCGGCGCCAGAGATATCCATGGTGTCGATGTAAGTGGCGGTAAATGAATCACCCCACCAGTGCCCTTCAACCGTGTTGTTTCGCGTATTGATCCAAATATTAGGCCCACCGAATGCAATCAATATGTGCGCTCCCAGATAATCCCAGCGCCCAGCGCCACCCGTTTGGTTTGACACCCTATATTCGATGTCTAGCGCATCGAATAGATAGTCGATACCGCTAACGATCTCATCGGCATCCGCCCCATATTCGTTTTCTATTCCAGCATTTTCATAGGTAATGCCATCGGTTAGGTTATCCGCGATACCTTTTACCTGACGGATCAAATCTTGATTAGACATTCAGAACCTCCTAAGTTCGTGTGCCTGTCTGAATTGACAGGGAAGTGTAGAGCCAGCTCCACACTGCTCTGCTAACTCTCCCCGCGAGCCATTGCCTTTTGACGTTCGAGGCTCTCCATTTTCAACCGCATGTAGACGCTGAACGGGCAATCAGTCCAAAGGTCGTTTTTGACCGTGTAACCAAGGAACAAGATGTCCTCGATCAATTCCTCGTCATCGATGATTGTCTGCATCACGACACCTCCGCGAGAGTTGCAGAGTCATTGCCGTACTGCTCTCGCACGGCGTTGAGTACGGGACGAAGTGAGTTGAACGCCGCATCCTGAGTTGCGAAAAATTGAGATTTGAGAGTAAGAAGAACGTAACCCTCATGGTCTAAAATGTAGTAATCGAATTGCTGCATGTGAACCTCCAGTTCGTAAAAAATGAGGCGGGAAAAAAGATCCCACCCCCTAGTAATCAGGCTGCTTGTTTCATTTGAGTTTGCTTGTACTGCATGGCAATCGGTCCCCACTGGGAAACCATCTGATCTGCAATGCCTTGATATGTTTTGCTTCGCTCCTTCCACCTGTCATCTGAGGGGGTAGCGTCAAAGCAATCCTGCCGACGAGTCCCACCGTTCTCGATTGAGACCCCATCAACTGAGCCTGTACGCTCTAACGGCGGCAGACCTTTAAGCCATAGGTGGGTCATTTTTGAGGTGTTGTCTGGCGAATCCTCACTAGTCGCGAAGTGCCAAGGCTGGACGGTTGTGCGCTTGAACGTGCCGTCATCCTTCGCGAGGCTTTCGAAGTCGCCGCCCCAAATTAATTTTTTCGCAACGTGGTGCATTTTGGGATTCTCGACGCACATCATCGGAGCATTGCCCGCCATCACATCGCGGAATAACTGGGCAGCTTCCTGCGTTTCATTCCAGAGATCAGGGAGGGTTCGCCCGATAGGTAATTTCTTAGGCACAGGGAGACCTGTTACCGGTGAGATGGGATCTTGACCCTGACGCCCTGAGATCCAACGCAGTGCGGTAGAGCAGAGCCGTGGGCATGGTGGGTGCGCGAGGATAATCAAATCCCACTCGTCCCAAGTCATGACCTCACGAACATCGCCTTTAAGATGTCGATTAGTGGGAGTGTCGGCGTCCAGCAAGTCGCACGACCAAGCGTCGAACCCCGCCCAAAAAAACGCATCTCTGATCACGCCGGAACTCTCGCATCCGATTAATACCTTGAGGTCGTTGCGGTCCATTACTCAACTCCAACCGATACACAAATTGTGCTGACATACAGTTTTCTGGAGTTGGTGCCGACGCTCTTAACTAGGCAGTCGATGGTCTTGCCTTCGAAGCTCTGCCAGTTGTGCATGTAAAGTTCCATGTGGTCCGACATTGTGAGAAAGGTCTCAACCTTGTCGGAACCTTCGAAGCTCCCCTTCAGCTCGTAACGCGGATTTCCGTTTACTGAATTGTTGACTCGCTTGACGTTCAAAATCAGGACCGTCGATGCGTACCATTTGCGTTGTGTTGTTTGTGTCATTTGTGAACCTCCCAGTTCGGTTGAATTTCCATGACGCCTTGCGGCGTTTCGACCGGTATTCCTCCGGCGGCTCTTCAGATGGACTAGATGAGCTGAGAAAAGAAAATGTACATGGCGACAGCGGAACCGCTGATGATTGGCAGCAAGCATATGAAGAGAATGTTCAGGACAGATTCCTGACTGATTGATCTGCCGCCTCGCGTCTCCGAAGCAAAAGCCATCGCTCCGAACGTGATGAAAAAACCGAAGGTGAGGAAGAAGGCACCGCCTAAAATTTGGTTGATAAGTTCAAAATACATTTGCTGCTCCTTATAGGTATCTGCGAGTGATTGTGTTTTTAAAAGTTGGTACGCCGTTGACATGTCCCATGTACATGTAGAGTCCGGCGTAAATAGAGCTGGTCTCGTCGCGGCTAAGTAGTCCTGCGGCGATTGCCTTTTCAAAAGCTAGTGCGGGGTTTTCGTAATTCATTTGAACCTCCCAGTTCGAACTGCCAAAATGGCAGAGAACCCGCACATTAAACTAAGTCTAAACCTTTAGTCAACCTTTTTTTGAAGTCCTGCTCATTTAACGCGATAATGATTCTTTAGACCAAGGTGCAGACCGCATGGATCCAAACGATGAACGCCTAAGCCGAATCGAAAAGAAAGTTGATCAGTTGGCTGTAATGATGAGCGACCTTGCGCGGCTGGATGAGCGAGCCGACGGCATTGAGGTCAGGATCAACCGGCATGAGCTGCGGATCGATGTGATCGAAAGCCAAACGAATCGACAGGCTGAAACCCTCGCGGCAATGTCAGGTAAAGGTCTGATGATTGAACGTGCCGCTTGGGTTCTGTTCGCGGCTGGAGTTGGCGCCGCATCACATATTTTTTAAATCGCGGGGAAGAATCTAATCCCCCCATTCCATTCTTATGTAGTAGAGGTATCAGGTGACTGAACAACCAGAGCGACAGCTCACACTTAAACAAGAGAAGTTCGTGTCGAGGTATATCGAGCTGGGTAACGGCGCTCAGGCAGCAAGAGAAGCCGGTTACAAGGCTCTTAACGCCAAACAGCAAGCAACCGAAAACCTAGCGAAACCTTACCTTCAACAAGCCATTGCCACCAAAAGGAGCCAGTTAATGCAGGACTC